AACGTAATATTCTCACCACCAATCTTAAGTATCTGACCCATATCAGATGACTTAAGTAGAAAAGATGCACCAGATCCTACTTTCTGCTCTATATTAATTAATGGAGGACTTTGGAACTGTTGACCAGCTGCCTCTATTTGAATACCAGAAACACCCTCATTAAGTATCAGTGCATTTAGAGATGAATTAATACCATTACCACCCTGTGCAGTAATATTAGGTGCAGATAGATAACCTGATCCAGAGTTAGTTACAGTTACTGAGTCTATCGCTGCATCTAAAAGAGTATCAACTGAAACTACATCTGTGTATATCATTGTGTCAATATCTAAGACTACATCATGTGTTCCATCACTTCCACCTAGATCTGCACCAGATATTGTAAGTTCGTCTCCAATATTATATGCTGTACCACCATTAGTTACAGTAACCGATTCAACTGTTCCCGAACCACTAATTACGAAAGTAAATTCTGCACCTGTTGCACTAGTTCCAGCTATGGATTTTTGTGTAACACCTGTAAATGTTTGAGATGCGGTATATGCTGCATTAGTTTGAGTCTTAACTGAGACAGTTGAGATTATACCATAGTAAGGATCATCAAATACGATTGTGGGTGCTGCTCTGTAGTTTGTTCCTTCATTTGTAACAGTTATTTCTGTGACTCTACCCGCACCAGATACTGCAGGAGCAACAACTGCTTGTGTTCCAGATATTGAATCAATTACAGCAACAGAAGCACCACCTGTATAAACTCTAGAACGAACATTAAATTGCTGTGTGCCAACTCCAGAATTGGTTATAGAAATTGCTGTGCCCACTTCTGCAAGTTGTGGGGTTGCTGCTAACTTAACACGACTTGCATCTCCAATGTTAATAACATAGTAAGTCTCTCCTACAACCATATTACTAATTGGGTTAGTTCCTGCAGAGACATACTTGACTGGATCACCTGTCTGTGCATCATGCACTGCAAACTCAAACTGATCTGCATAACCTACAGCATCAATTTGTGATGGGTTAATATTATAGACCTTACCCGCATTAAACATGATATATCCTTTCTGTCCTGCACCTGTCCTTGTATTACGTAAAGGTTGTAGTCTTAATACAGATGTTATTGGATTCCATGATATAACTTTACCTCTAGCAGTATTATTATCTTGAACTGCCTTACCAATAATAATTTCATCAGGTATAAAACTACCTAATACGTTAGTTAATGTTAAATCTACAAAATCAGGTAATGTTACAACACATGTTGGTAGTGATGCCTGATTATATCCAGATCCTGAGTTTGATATAGAAACATTTGATAATCCACCAGAAATAGTTGCTACAGCAGTTGCACCAGATCCAGATCTAGTAGATCCACTTAATTTTGGTAAAGTTTGATAGTTTCTACCATTATCACCGATAGTTATTGTTGCAACTCCTCCAGATGGATATATTGAAGTTGTAGAGTATGTTACACCTGTACCATAACCAGTTTCGGGTGCACCACCATTGATTCGGTAACTAAAAGTAGTATCTGCTCTTCCAGTAATTGTATGAGTTCCTAATATTGGATCATTGATAATATTAAGGTATCTACTGTTTGTTACATCACTCTTAACTGTGATTGCATTACCCATTGCAAGGTGATTCTGACAAACGTAATGTAATGTGTCTGGAGAATCGACTGTAGGAGTAATTTCTACACTACGAGTTGTTGCAGTAGTAAAGTCTGCAACATACTGTGTCCATGTTACTGCCTCGCCATTAATTTTATATACAACACCCTTCTCATATCTCAATGATCCACCATAAGCATCTTCACTCTCAGAGAAGTAGATTGCGTGGGTACTATTAGATGCGTCGTTTTGATTAAATGTATAAGTCAATCCACGAGACATGGAGATAGCAGGAGATTCAGTTACAGACCCATACTTATCGCCAGTAATATAATATCCATTTCCAGATCCATAACCATATAGAGGATGTGCTGTTGTTTTTGCTGCGACAGTTACCGTATATGTTCGTGGTGATACATTTTCATGTTTTATATCATGATAGTAGAATATGCCAGGCAAATCTTGCATTCTAATTGTAATTGAGTTCTGCTCGTTTGTTATTGGATCTCTAGACTCATCAATAACATTCTTGTAGGTGAATACATCTGTATTAGCAGGATCAAGTGTAAATGATAACACCTTACCACTATTACTTGCGTGTTCTGTATTGAACAGGTAGGAGTGACCGTTTATAAGATTTAAGTTTGGTTCTTTTATGTAAACTTCTGCTGCAGTTCCACCACTATTACCTGTTGTAACATTTGCTGCACCAGTTGAAGCGTAATTCCTCTTAACGGTAAATCTGTGTAAAGTTTGAGTTCTAACAACAATATAGTTTGCCTTATCGTAAGACGCGGGTGAGACACCTGAGATATTAACGAGATCTCCTACTTTAAGTTGATGTGCTTTTGTTGTTCTACATTGAGTTTCTTTTACTACTTGAGTCAATGTGATACTAAATCCAGAACCACCAGAGTTGTTTCCTAGGTTAAGATTTGCTGCTGATATAGTATCCCCAATGTTATAACCATAACCAAATGATGTAATTGTAACAGATGCTACACTACCTCCAGAAATAACAATAGTTGCCTTTCCCTCAAGTCCATCACCATTAGTTGTTAATGGAACGTTTTCATATGTACCATCTAGATAACTAGATCCACCTGTAATACTTGACCAACCATCTTGGAATAAATTACCGTCTGTACGTATTCTAATATATTCCCATGTTACAGTTCCGTCTGATCCTGTGCCAGAAGTATGTGTAAGTGATGTTGACCCAGATGTTCCCGCAGGATACTGTGCTTGATATACTCTATTACCGACATGCACTAAATCACCAGCTTGATATGCCACTCCTGATGCCCAAGGAGTTAGTAACTTCATACTATTAAGAGCAAAGTAACTAAAATGGTAGTTACCATTAATTATTTTTGATGTAAGAGTTCTACTATATGAATTATCAGTTGCGGAAACATTAACTACATCACCCACCTGTAGGTAATGAAAGTCAGTAGTTGTAATTTGTCCGAAGTATAAATCAAGACCATCTACTGTTAGACTTCCGTAAATATTAGCAAGACTACTTACTGTCCCACCTTCTACTTGAGATACAATCGCACTTACACCATCTCCACCTGTTCCTGTATTATCAAATGTAAGTCTATCATTAACCTTGTATCCTTGTCCTCCACCCTCTACAAGATATTCATCAATGTTTGCGGAAGAAAACTTATTTGTAGATGATACAACTAAAGAATCCGCTTGACCTCCTCTAATAAACGGATAGTAACTAAAGTATCCAATACCATCTTCAATGTATGTAAGTGTCTCGCCAGTCTCCATGACAATAAGAGTTGTACTATCTTCTAATGCTAAGAAGAAATCAACTTTGTTGTCTAACTCTTTTCTTTTTGCTGTAATGTTATCAACACCTACAAATGGAGCTCTGTAACGTATTGCATCTTCTGTAAAGTTTTTCTGTAGTCCATTACCATTCCAGTTGACTGCATCCGCTTCTCCATAAAACTCAGATCCTATAAAGTATGGATATGCGGGATTACCTGTAGTTCCTGTAATAGTTGTAAAATAACAATATGTTCCATTTGGATATTCTGGAGTTACGCAGAATCTACCATTATAACGATCTAAATCACCTAATCCTTCCACATACTCATAATCTTCAATATAAGTCCCTAGAGGGTCACTGAGACCGCTTAGAAGAGCATCTCTGCTAGTCTTCACTCTGTAACTACTTCTAATACGTTTATATGCATTAAATGGTGCACTATTCTCAGGATCCTCATATCCGTAAGGTCCGTATATTGGATGTCCGTCATATGCCCAACCAATAATCGGGGAGTGTAGTGTAGGAGGTAATTCCTGCAAATCTCCGTTATTGTCAATACCAATACTGTCTTTTAGTAAAAATCGTAATTGCTTAGGATTATATAAGTATCCGTACTCTCCTCCGTAAATCAAATAGTTCTCACCTTGGAAAGACGCACCACCAAATGCATCAGTGGTCTTAGGTGATACAAATGTACTACTACCTAGTTCTAGTCCTGTTGCTGCTTCATTAACAGATAGTTCTGTAAGTCTAGTTTGGAATACCGCACCTGAGCCAGGATATACGATACTGACTTGTGTAGCACCCGCTGTATATCCAATACCTTTACTTGATACAGTAATACCAGTCACAATATTAGTGGTTAGGTCAACAGTAGCAAATGCAGTAGCACCAACTCCGTCTCCTGTAATAACAACGTCAGGAGGACCGAAATATCCACTACCACCAAATGTAACAATTATACTTTCTATCTTTCCGTTAATAATTGATGGATACGCAACAGCACCACTACCACTGATTAGGTTGATGGTTGGTTCGTATGTATGCTGTGATCCTGCGTTTGTTATGGTAATACTATCTACAGGACCTCTGCAGACTGCTGTAGCAGTTGCTCCTACTCCACCACCACCTGTAATGGTTATAGTAGGAACACTTGTATATCCCACACCACCATTTACAATATTGATACCAGTTACGGTTCCATCCGTAATTTGTGCGGTAGCATATGCTTGGTTTCCGCTTGTTGCTCCTCCACCTACAATAGAAACGCTCGGTGAGGTTGTATATCCCGCACCACCACTTGTAACGTTGATTGCAGTTACGGAACCTGTGATAACAACATCCGCAGTTGGAGCTAAACCTTCATACTCCCAATCAATTAATCCTACAGTTTGTATCCCTGCAGTGTGTAATGGATACACTGTTGCGGAAGATCTAGCAGGATTGAGTGCTCTATACCTTCTTCCTTGATATACTACTCTTGCACCAGACGCATATGCAAAATCCAATTGATAATCTGGTTCAAACTCTACAGTAGGAGGGTTAGTAATATCATATCCAGATCCACCATTAATTTTTTCAATAGATTTTATACCACCGTATTTTTTCGTATTTTCAGACTTAAATGAGAATAATGGGACTCCATTTGCACCAATACCTATTTGTCCAATAGGAGTATCGGTTTTTTGCGATTTGATGCTCGGTGCAAGAGGAATACGCTTCAAATATCTCTGATTGCCAGGATCTAGGTCACCTGTGGCAAAAGGTCCTATCTTATGACTTGGTATTCCTGTACTAGCGACTATTGCGTCAGTATCAGATTTATATGTGTTTTGTACGTCTGCTGTTGTGTCTTTTATTGCTATGTTAACAGAATTGTCATCAGAACTACCAAAAACAAATTCTCTTGCAATAAAAAACTCAAATCCAGAAATACCAAAAGCGGGAGAGGATGAAAATATAAATTCAAACGTAAATTCGTCAACAATACCAACTACAGTGTGATTATTGTTATAAAGGTCTTCTGGAGCGTTTAATATTCTAACAGTGTCATTTCTGACCAATCTATGCTTCTCTTTTGTCACAACGGTGCATCTTACCGATCCATTACTTGCGGGTGCTCCTAGGGTCGCTGAGTCGCCTCTGAGAGCACGTCTAACATTGTATATGTAACTATCCCATATAGGATCGAGACTATCAAAGCCAGGTGCAGCGGGAGTAGTGACTTTTGAGTCTGGTAAGTAGTATTTTCCACCACCATTTAATATTACACCTCTAGTACCACCAAATATCTTTAATTGTATCTCAGATCCATCTACATTCGATAAACCGTAAATTTTGAACGCAGCAAACACTTCTTGCCCTGCATCATGTGCTACATTGCTTGTATTTTCTCTTGCACGGTTACAACCGATGAATTGTGTAACTGTTTTATCAGTATAACTGATTATTTCGTCTTCTATCCTAAATTTACCATTTGTTTCAGGCCATCCTAGTGTAGAATCGACTGTAACAACATTATCGGTTAAATTAGCACCTAAATCTTGAGATAAGACCGTTTTATACGGAGTTACAAAAGTTCCGAATGAATTATTAGTGTCAACGTCAATTTCATAGACTGATCCGTTTGCTGTAAAGACTTCTACGACTCCTTTTACGTAAATTCTTGCAGCATCGACATTTGGGTCGTTTGGATCCGCATCTTGATATAAAACTTGTCCTACAAGTTCGATTGGGTCTCCAGAAACAGGAACTGCACGAATAATCTCTCTAGAAGTGTAAAATGCGTCACTAGGTTTGAATATTCGCTCTCTAGGATAAGATACTTGAGACTCTACGCCAAAAAGTGCTCTTAAAACAAATTGGAATGACCTACTTGTACCTTTTGCCGAGTAAAAGTCCTTAATACGTTTAATTACAGTGCTTTCAGTAACACCAGTTGCAAGATTCTTCGGAAAAGTGTTTAAAAACTGTTCTTTGAACTTTCCAAGCATGTAAAGCGGGAAGATATTGTTCAAATTAACAACTTCTGTACCTAAAGTGTGTTCAGCAGCAGTTGTTGACTCAAATCTGTACTCATCTTCCAATCCAACTGCCTTTACAGCGTTAAAACCTCGTGCACAACTCTCAAATAACGTTGCACCCTTGCTTTGGTAGTAAATTATCTCGTCATTTATCAATAAAAGTCCTTCTGACGGAAAATCACGTGTAGATTCAACGTCAATCGTTGTAGAAGTAGTTGTAACTGCGGAAATTAGTGTTGTAGTAGTAACTAATTCGCCATAATTGTCAATATTATAATAATCTGCCCAGTTTTGAATTATATCAAAGCAATATCCTTTTAATTCTTGTGACTTATAGTATTCTCTAACAAAATCAATAAACGTAGGAAACTGATCCCTTACAAAAGAAGGGAATTGTCCTGCGATATTGGTTGATATTTTGGATCTCGACTCTGGACTGACTTCTGATGGTACAGGCGGTTGTGTAACCGTCGTAGTGGGCGTCGTCCACGATCCAACTCTCCAAGAACTACTTGTCATATTAGATTAATAGCTAGATTCTGGAATTACACCTGTTCCAGAAAGATTTGAACCACTACTGATAGTATCTTCTACTACAGTAATTACTGAGTTATCTATACCCAGTGTGATATAGGTTTCTCTGAGAGAAACAAGGTCATTTGACTTAGGCACTGCTTTTATCTGTAACGTATTGTTTGCTACAACAGTTGATTGTATGATTAAATCATTAATTACAATTTCACCCATATCATAATCAACAGACCCCCATAGTCCGTCAATATATTCAAACTCACCAGTTCCTTTAACATAATAAAGTCTCAATGTACCCGCACCATCATCGTTTAGATAATAAGTATTGATATCATCACCTACAATTTTAAATCCACTAGACATAATAGCAGGATCTGTAGATGTTTGTTGATTAATTCTGTTTCCATAACAGATTTTATAGTTCACACGTTGGTTTAAATCAATTGTAATATTCTTTCTCATCATTATACGAGTAATATTACTTGTAATTGACCTTTCTGAATCGTCAATGATGTTCTGTGCCTTAGAATACTTGAACTTACCACCAAATTTATTAAACTCACCACTAGAATTAAGTGCAGTTAGTGTAGTAATAACAAGATTCTTGATTTCTGCAGGAGTTCTGCGTGTATTATTGGGGTTGTAATACACAAAACTCACTAAATCTACGTATAATATAGATGGATCAATGATTGTAGGTTGAATTGCAGCAACAGAATACTCTCTGAGTTTCTTTAAAACGGAGTTTTTCTCAGAAAGTGACAATTTATCAGCATTTCTTGGTTTGATTGCCAAAAATACCTTACCAAATTCGGGAGGTTCCGCTTCTTCTCCACCATAACATGCAATAGATGCAACGTTTGGATAGACTTGAGGTACAATTGCCTCATAATCCTGCGTAGAAACTGCTCTACCGAACGCAGAATAGAATTTTGGTGCACCAAATTTGATGGATTCCGTAGTTTCTGGTTCTGATCCTCCATCTGGGAACGAAACTGCAGTAATTGTAATGCCAGAAGATATCGAGTTTCCTGCATTATCACGATATGTTCCAATATTTTCAAAAACTTTTAGTCCGTTTGCTCCATTTCCAGATGATGTTGTATATCTTACTGTTACAACATCGCCATTTGTGAGTGCTTTTCCTATAACTCCGTCACCAAATAGTATTTCTGGTATTTGATATTCACTTTCCTCTAGGAAAAATACCTTAGAAGTAGAATCAATCTTAGTAATATCTGTTGCTTGTAGGTATTTCTCTGTAATTGTACCAGAAGTTACCTCTACAATCATGCTTGTAGTGTCAACTTTATCGTTTGTAAGTATAAATCTCTGTCTCTGTGAGGTATCTTTTACAAAAGTATCTGTTAAAAACAGACCTTCAAACAAAACTGTGTTAGAAAATGTTGCAATTCCTGTCAAACTATCTACAGATTGCGATGTATCAGTCGGAATTGAGAAAACAAAGTTGTTATTATCCAATCCTGTGAAGTTCAAAACCAATCCTGCAGAGATTGTGACTGATTTTGGGTAAGGAAATGGTGTTTGTACTGCAATGTCAACTGTAGTGCGTGCTGATCTTGCCGATTTTGGTGTATAACCAATCATTCGAGCAAGTTTTACAACGTTTTCACGCAAAACTGCCGTCTCTAGGAACCCTTCATTGACTGCAAGGTTAGCATTTACTGCTGTATAGTACGTATTGTATGCTAATGTGTCAATAAGCACTGTCAAAGACGACCCTTCAAAGTCATAATCACTAAATTGATCTTGACTTCTTAGATATTCTTTGATTTGTGCCTTGATTTCGTTAAATTCAAGGGCATTGACTTGATTAAATGCCATTATGGTTTAAATACTACACTGATATCATCAAATTTAGGTGAAAGACCTAAGATCAAATAACTAACAGAACAGTTCAACTCATTACGATCTGGTTCAAAGTCAACATCTACGGATACTGCTGTAACTCTAGGTTCGTGGATTTCAACTGATTCTTCAATTCTATTCTTTACCTCTAGTTCCATAGAAGGAGTAGAGTTCTCGAATAATAGTCCTATTATGTTCCCACCGAAGAATGGGTCAAATGGTTTCTCATAGAAATTGTAAAGAACAATATTCTTGACTGATTCCTTTATTGCAGCTTCGTTCTTAAGTGCCAAAATATCGTTGGTCACTGCATTCTTTTCAAATGTTAAAGAGAAATCCCTAAAGGATTTCGATATCAAAGACATCTCGAACGAAACAATTCTTTATCAATTGTTATTTATACTCGTTTCTCGAAAGGTTTACGTTTCTTACCCTGTCTATCACTACGAGGATCGGTAATTAAGTATCTACAGTACTCATTACCATGATCGTAGAAGTGATCAGACATATCTACAGGAATGTTAGCATTCCTTTTACCATCTACAATTCTATTTGCCTTGGCCACGATACCTCTTCTTTGCTTTGTTACGTGATGTAGCACTATACTTCGTGTGTTGTCCACGACCCTGTGCTGTTTTCTTTGGTTTCGATTCAATACTGTTTCCAGTGTTCCATGTCATTGCCATTAATTAATCTCCTGCGAATACGTTTGGCGATCCTGCTGCTACTGATGTGCAACCACCTAGTCCATCTCCTACTCTACCACAACCTTTGCCATTTACAAAGACTGATCCACTGCCACTTGATATAGAAGCGGAGTGTGGTGGACAGGGTGAACCTGGTTTTAAGTGTATGGTATTCTTATCCCCTTGTCGAGAGATAGGTTTACCATTAGCGAAGACATTACCAGAACCCTGTGCTCTGGACATTCCAGAACAATGGGGTGAATCTGCGTCTCCGACTCGTGTAACTGCTGCCATGTTAAGTGTAGTAATTAGATACAAAGGAACGTATGCCTTCCCACTCATTATATATCTTCAATTCTAAAGTGAATGTTGCAGGAGTCTGTGCTACTAAGTTCCCTGCAGGTCCTTCTTCCCAGTTAACAGTGATAGTAAAGAATCTACTCGTATACTCTGTATTGTCCTGATTGAGGTTATACAT